ATGGCTGGTTCGCCTTCGCATCGTGATCTAACATCTGTCCAACGATTCGGTACGCCTGGGCAACACTCCAATTACAAATCGTCAGAATCGCTATAGCCTCATCGCGCGGATCCTGCCTGATTCGCCGCAAAACGGGATCGTCGTAGCGTTGGGCATCGTTTCGGCCGGCGCGTGATATCCGGATCCGAACGGCGATCGCGGTAGCGGTGGCGAAAGTGGCGCCGGCCATGAATGCGCTAAGTAATCCGGCAAGGGGATGCATAGTCATGTGTTCTCTTCGATGACCTTCCCGTGTCCCGCCAGGTCAACCGCTGGAATTTCGCACCATTTGAGCGGAAGGCCGGCAATTTCCTCGTCGGTCAATGCTCGGCGATAGTGAAACGCAACCTCGAATTGCTCAACCCGGCTCGGCAACTGCCCGACGCCCACAAGTTCGGCTTTTGCAAACTCAACGACGAGACGCCGCCGGCTGTTCGTCAACATCGCGGCGCGAATGGCCTCATGCTTTCGGTTGAGAACCGCAACCGATGCGTGCCATACCGGGCGACCCCCGGCGAAATCGAGTCACTTGTTCACAGTCAACAGGACTGAGAGCAACTCGCCCTTATGCTTCATGCCGCGCCAAAACTTGTCTGCGACTGTCTCTTCTCCTCGCGCACACGGGTTTGCGAACGCGATTTGTTGCGCTTTGGTCATTGCGGCCTTCCTTGATCCGCTTTGCCGTTGGCCGGCGCTGCCAGAGAGAACGAATCGGTTTTGTCGACGGGATCCGGCGCTAGGACAGTCGGCAAAGGATCCTGGTAATCGTGGGGATCCATTGGAACCACGCGAACGACTTCGCCCGTGTCGCGGCGGACCAAAGTTTTCTCGCGCTCCGTGGGGCTCTCGAGCATGTAAAAACAATCGACGTTTTCATAGTGGGCGCGCTTCGTGATCTTGCGGGTGAGATCGCGGATAGAGGCGTCTAGCGATTCGATCTTGTGTTTGAAATCCAGCTTGATAACTTCGAATTGCTCCTCTTGCTTCTCCTTCTCGATCGTGTGCCTGGCGATGGCTTCGGCAAATCTGAGTAACTCGGGATCGGTGTAGGGGACTGAGAGAAACTCGAGCGTGTTGATCGTTCGTTTCGCCGGCGCTTCCGGTTCTTCGGTTTCATGAATGATGCGAACCTCGTTCTTTTTCGTCATGGTTCCTCGCGTCCTGAGATCGTGTAAGCGGTCCGCTCCTGGCTGGCCAGCTCCACGGGAAAACGGTTGTGTTGGTGACGGGTGACATAGCGGTCATCTGTGATTAGTCCGGCCTTGGTGAGTGCGTCGAATAAAAGCTTTTCCATGTTGTCGGAGTCACCGCGGAGAAACTTCTTGCGGGAAACGTAAACGGTCATCGTGACGGCATAGAATTTGCCCGGGATCGGCAACCGCGGCGCGGCGGTCCGGCCGATCATGCAAACGGCGTCAATGAATGCCTGGGCCTCTTTCGTAATGAAAAACCCGCCTTGCTTCCGCGGCATCTTGTAGTGGTTCACGGATGGCGGAACCAACGGCACGGAGAATTGGAACTCCGGCCCGTGGGCGAAATTGGCGTAGCTCGGTTTCGGAATGAGTGCGTCGACGCCTTGCATGTTGGTCAGTTCTCTTGAATAAATAGGCGGCCTATTACCGCGTCGGGAAACGAAAGCGAAATGATCTTCGCTCCGGAATCGGCATACGTCTTAGCGACTGCCTCGATGCGCTTAAAGAAATCCAGTTGCTCTTCTTCTGTCGTCTGCCAAAACTCCACGATTCGGAATCTCATGCGCAGATGTTCTCCCTTCCCATCTCGCGAAGAAACGCCTTCGCGGCCAGGTAGGCGCGAACCCATTTCGCCAGGTTGTCGGGCGTTGTGCGATCAATCCAAAGGGGCTGGCGCATGTCATCAGGCAACGCGAAGTAACACCGGCGGTCAAAGCAGTGATAAGCAAATTTCGGCGCGTCGCACGTCGGGCACTTCACTCCGCGCAAGTGCTCGAGACAGACTCGATACTGTGCCTCTGTAACTGCGCTCTCGAGATCTTCCATCGTGATTGGCCTCAATTCTTTTGGCGGCGGGTCTGGGCGATGCCTTGGACGTTCATATCCCGGGGGATGGTGATGACCTTCGCCGGCTGATCGTTTTTCGGTTTGCTGCATTGGTGGCACTCTCCGGAAAAAACCGTTGTCTGACATAAGGGACATTGCATCTCTGCGCCTACTACGTAGATCGAACAATGGGAATAAGTGACTCGCACTCTCACTACGCAACTCCTATCCGAATAGGGATTCATTTGCTTTGACGGTGCCGGATCCTTTCACCACAAGGCGCCGGCGTGATAAACGGCCGATGTACTCATTAAGGGAAGTGGATTTGTAGCCCACGGCCGCGCTGAGTTCGTTTTTGTCGACGTCGGCGCCGGCCGCGGCCTCAACTAGATGCCTGAGAATCTTTTGCTCGCCTTCTGGAAGCCTGGCATTCCACCATTGGTAAAGGGCCTGGCCGGTGGGCAGTGCTTCGTAGTCCTGGCCTAGCGCGTCCATGCCGGCGGCCGTGGGATAGATTTTCTTGTCCGATCGCTTCTCGGCCAGGCCGGCGCGGATCAAACGGCCGGTGTATTCGTTGCGGGATGTGGCCTTGTATCCGGTGATCGTGGTGAGCTCCTCCGGATCAATGCCGTTGAATTGTGCGGCCGCGGCCAGGATCTTGCGCATGCCAGGGGAAATCGCCGTATCAGCATCCGGATCCGCGGGGCTAGAGCTCACCGCCGGCGCCGGCCGCGGTGCAGTCTGCGGCCGGTTTGTCGGCGGGTGTTGCGGTGGGGGTACAACAACTTGATGGTGCGGGATCTCGGGTGCCTCAATATTCGCCTCTTCGCTTAATGCCGCGGCGGCTCGAGAAAGTGAACCTGTGGACGACTGAATCCAGACGGTGACTTGTCTGGCCTGTTTTCGAATCGATGCGATGCGCGCGAGTAGCGGGGCGGTGGCGGTCCGGACGGCCGCGGCGCATGCGCGCTCGAGCTCCTGTTTCGACGGGTTCACAGTCGCAACGTGCCGGTTTGTGGCGTGGAGTTTGCCGGCCTCGGCCTTTAGCCTGGCGATTTCGGCCTTGAGCTCTTTCGGATCGTTGGCCTTGTGCTCTGCGATTACGGCCGAAAGCTTTTCCTTGACTGCCTCGAGATCAACCGTTGACCAACCGGCGTTGCTCACATGCTTTTGCGATTGCGGCGGGGCGAATGAGTCGAAAGTTTCGAACATCGGGAATTGAACGCGCGTCGGTCCGAAATTGTTTTCCGGGCTCCACACGTACGCCTCTCCGGTTTTCATCTGCGAGAGTGTCGCGAGAATCTCTTTCGCCTTCGCTGGATCGCCGGCGCCGTCCATCCATTCCTCGATCGCCTCACGCGATCGCGGATGCACCACGCGCATTGCAACCAAGGTTTCGCAATTGTCCAGGGTGTCGTTGTGGACCTTTTGTGGACGTTGGGAATCGAGTAAGAACGTGAGTCCTAGGCCGCGGCCTTCGCTCAGGATCTTGTTCGTCCAGTGAAGGCACTTGCCGGCCTCCGGATCGAAGATCTTCCCCTTGGGCGCGAAGTTCTGAACCTCACTGATGACAACGTAGAGCTCGCCAGTGTTTTGATTGAACAAGGTTTGGGCGAAGTCCAGCCAAAACCGGATCATGTGCGAAACCATCCAACCGCGGAATCCGATGATGCATGGCCGGTTGCCGGTGGCGATCAACTGCGCAACTTCTTTCCCGCTGTGCTGGTTTATCGGCACATCCGTCGCGCGCGGCTCTTTGAAGTCCCCAAACGCAATCACGGGAAAACCGGCGCTCTTGCCGTCGCCGGATTTCTTGAGTCCCCACCAATCGCCTTTAGGGTCGACAATGCAGACTCGTTTGTCGTCGCCTAACAGGTTCTCGGTGATCAAGCGCAACACCGAAGATTTTCCGGATCCGGTTTTTCCAAGAACAACCGTGTGACCTTTCCGGAAAACCTTTGCGGGAACGGGGAGAGTCATTTATCAGCCTTTCGTGACGGTCGCGGTCATCTCCTGGCGCGGCTCGAGATCGGCGAGCACTTTCGACAGGGCGGCGGCTTCGTGATAGCTGAGGAAAATGCTGGTCACGGTAGCGCGGTGCATTTCGAAGGCTGTATCTCGGATCACAATGTCTCCGTGGTTCACGCGCTCGAGAATGTCGACCTGGCGCATGGGCGTATCGATCACGCGGTTGGCGATGCATCCGGAAATGATCTCCGCAACCGATCGCGTACGTTTCACCGCGGCGGATCCTTTGCCGTTGCCGTTTGTGTTGGGAGTTGCATTTAATCGGTTGAGAGTCTCGAGGGCCTTGCGGCTGATTCCGGCGGTTTCTTCCTGGCGGGTTAACACGGGTAGCCTCCTCAGGCGTGAATGCCTACAAAGTTTGTGTACTGGCCGGCCCGAACGATATAGAACGTGGTGCGTTGCTTGATGCGATTGGCCAGGAACGGGAATAGATCGATGTCCCAACAAAACGCATCCATATAACCGCGGCCGCCTTGCGGCGCTCCCACTTCCCACGTCACTTTTTTCCGCGGCCTGTTCTTGTCGTTTCTCGGCGGCGCGTCTTCGATCTTGAAAATCACGGCTTCGATCTTTGCGCAACCTTCTGGAAACGGAATCTCAATTCCTTTCGTGCTCTTTTGCCAACGGTCCTTGAGCTCAACGGCCGCCGGCATTTCCGGGGAGGACTGTGCCGGCGGCGTTGGCCGGCTCGCGATCGCCTGAGCGGCCGCGGTGCCGGACATTGAACGGGCGGCCTGGCCATCGGGCCGCATCTCCATGATCCGTTTCGAAAGATTCAAAAATTCCGGACGCGCCAAAAAGAATCCGCCTGGCGAATCGACTAGATGTGGAAAGATGTTGCCAAGGGCAAAGATCACCGCGGCGCGTTCGCGATCGGAGAGGCTAACGGTATAGCTGTAGTTGCTCGAGTCCACTTTCAAACCTCCGTTTCGAAATCAGCCTTGGTAGTGAGCCTTCTGACGGACTTCCTGCTTCACTGCGTCGCTGGGCTCGTAGGCGGGATACTTTTTGCGCATCTCGATCAGCAGGGGACGGATCAGCGGATAGTTCTCATGGTCCGCGACTAGGCCAGCACGCGCGATCGAGGAAATAAAACTTCCGCCGAATTGGTTCGCCTTTGCCAACCATTCCAACAATTCGGGATCGTCATTCTGTGCGATCAAGTAGGTCATTCACTCACCGTCTTTCTGGCCATAGTGGCGTGCGGTCCGGCGCATTTGTTCTTCGTCCATGCTGCGCAGTTGCCGGCGACAATAACGGCGCCAGGACAGGCCGGCAATGGCCAGGAGAATGAACGCGATCAATGCGGCATAGATGATCGCTGGCGCTGGCGTAAAGATGACGTCGTAGGCCAGCAGTACGAGGATTGCTATCCAGACGCCGGCGAGTAACGTTCCATCGATTGTGATCATTGGGCGATGTCCTCCCTGAGAGATCTGCAAAACGTTAGATCGTGTTCGTGTCTGTAGATCGGCCAGCGGGAATCACCGGGGTTAGTGAGAGTGCGAGTGTGAGAACAGTGGGCGCACATTTGAAGGGTTTCGAGCGCTTCATGCGGGTGCCACTTGTGTTCCCTGAGATTGGGATGTGCCGGAAAAACGGGAATCTCATGCCGGCGGCAAAACTTCTCGGCGTGATAGTTGCACGCGGTTCGCTCATTCCTAGTCACACGGCCGCGCCGGCCGCTCACGTAGTTGTAAGAAACCGCATAGTGCGCGGTGTCGCGGCATTTGTGGGCAACCGTGCATTGCCTCGGTTCGCCGGCGGTGTTGTGGATGTACGGCAACGGCGCGATCTGATGATTCCAAGATTTCTTTTCGCGGATTGGCGTCATGGGGCCACCGCTGCGGTGCCGGTTCTGTGAATCGTGATCGCCGGGAACCATGCGCCTAAAGGTTTGAACTGATAATCGATCGAAACGTCACACTTGGTTTCGCTGCAGGATGGCGCGGAGATCTGCAGGTGGCTGTCTGTGCTGAGGCGTAGATTCGCGGCTAGGTTCCTGGCGTAATCTTTCACGACAGGACAGGCGCCGGATTTGATCGCCTCACATCGTGCGCTCTCGTTCGCGATGTACTCGATCGCGGCGGCATCCCGCGTGAGCCATTGCATATCGACCAACATCATGCCCACTAAAACGAAAATGGGTAGCAGGACCGCGAACTCCGCTATCGCCTGGCCGGATTCAGATTTGAAAAGCTCCTCTGGTGTCACAGGTTTTTCGTGCCAAATTGCAACGATGGCAGCTCCCCAAAGTAGACCCGTAAACGTCCAACCTGCTCCTTTCATCCATCCAGCGGCATGGAACTTGTCGAGGAAGAGATACATGAAGCAAGTGAAAGTCAGCGGTAGTCGTGTGGGCAGGAATTTGCGATTTAAGATTTTTTGTTCTTTCATCGCGCGGCCTCCAATTTTTCGAGGGCCTCGCGCATCTTGACGCGCATACCTTCGCTCAGCTCTGGAATTCCGCGGTCTGTGACGGAGCACACAAACGGGATTCCGAGTATCGGAGGGTTCCAAGATTGAACGAATGCGAGCTCCCCAAACGTTTGTGCTGTACCGTTTGGCCAGAAGTGATCGCGTTTCCACCGAATCAGGTCCGCGGTGATGGCTCGAGCGAATAAGTCGGTGTCGTCAACCGCGGCATTGGTTTGTGCCTCGATTTCGCGACACAACTGAAACACATTTTCGGCCTTAAGGTCGCCGCCTGGTCGATCAACTTCGACACGCTGGATTAGTTCGAAGTCCTCTGGCCATTGCGCCTTGTGGTCTAAAAGTTTGTGGACTGAGATCCAATAGACACTCATTGGAAACTCCCGTGCACGGACATCGCGGCGGCGATGCCGTTGTCGGCAATCCCGAAGAGAACCACGGCGCGCGCGATCTTCGGATGGCCATGCTTGCGCAGCTCGTGCGATAGCACGGCATCAAGCACAAAACAGCCAGCGAAGTAGCCAGCGGCCAGCGGCCGGCCGTGGGTTACAAACGGGCGGACGATGGGATTTGACTCGCTTCCATAGCCGGAATAGCAGTAGCTACCCCAAGGTGTGTTTGTTTTGCAGACCGTCTGAAGGGCGGTGTTTTGAGTGGTGAAGTAAAAATCGGCGACTTTGACGGCGCCATCGATGGCGAGCAAAGCGCGATCGGTTGTGGTGGCTTCCTGTCCCCAGCAAAGGGACGCGAAAAGAACTGCAGGAACTACTTTTAGCCAGCGCATTACGGATTCCCCCGGATCTAATCCGTTGGATCCGTCCAATGCTCTGATTCTCGAAAATTACAGCATCAGCTTATGAGTCTGCTGCTCTAACCGTTGAGCTATGGGCCCTTAGTTCAACAAGCTTTTGCTGTAATCCAATTATCGCATTGGTCGGATCTGGATTTACTTACTCTGCCTCAGAACGAATCACTGAGTTGATCTTGGCGCGTTTGCGGTTCCAATACGGCGATTTGCAACCGGCGCAACGCAAAGGGATTTCAGGGCCCTTACTCTCCCATTTGTGGCCGCAAACCTTACATCTGCACTTGTGAACCGCGTTGACTGACGTTACTGACATGGGTGCGAGTGTACACCGCCAAATAGTCGCGTCAATGGCAAAAATGGGGGATATGGCGGAACCTCAGTAACGGCGCGGGGTTTGAGTCCGTTTATTTTCCCTTTCAACTGGAAACGCACAAGATTTTCACAAAAGTTCGTCATTTTGCGCTGGACTATTCTCCCGGGAGAAGTAAGAATGCGCGACGCATTCGTTTTGTTCGGCTTTTGTAACAGCAGTTAGTTAGAGAGCGAGTGTTACCGTTGCGCTCGCGCTGCGAATGTCCCGCATTTGCAGTTCTGTTGTTCCGAATCTGTAACAAAGGGATGTAGAAATTGAAAAAACCAGTCACCGGTATAGGATTCGGCGGCCGTTTCGAAGTTCTCGCCTCTGCGCCTCCCCCTGCAGAAGTAGAACACTCGCCTGGTCACATCAATTGTCCGGCGTGTGATCGGGCACGTTCGCGCATGGTCGATCCGAATTTCCTTGGGACTCTGAGGTTTTGTGAGGCTGCCCCGGTTTGGTTGAGCTCCCATCGGAACCACATCAGTGTAGGCACCATCCGCGATTACGAACAGTGCATCCGTACACTCACCGGTTTCTTTTCTTCGCTGCGATTGGCAGAGATCCACATAGGACACTTTGAGCAGTATCAGAAAATGCGCGCGGCCGGCGCCGCTCCTTGGAACCGTCGCGCCGGTCCGTCGCGGATCAATCACGAATTAAATACGCTCTCACAAATTCTCGGCCGTGCCGGTCTCTGGAAGGAGATCGAGGCGCACTATCATCCGTTGCCGTTGCCGCGACCTAAGGCGGGATGTGCGCTCACCGCGGATGAAGAAGTGAAATTGTTTCGCGTTGCATCTTCGAATCCGCGGTGGAAGTTGGCCTATTGGTGCAGCTTGCTCACCGCGAACACAACCGCCGGGCCTGGCGAGATCCGGCATTTGCGTTTGCGTGACGTGGAAACGAATCCGCCACAAATTCACATTCAAGAGGGCGTGAAAAATCAGTACCGCATCCGCATGATTCCGCTGAACGAACCGGCGGCCTGGGCACTGAGACAGTTAGAACTGCGCGCGCGGGAACTAGGCTGCGTTGAACCGGACCACTATTTGTTGCCGCATCGCGCGCGCAACGGTCAAAAGGGTTTTGATCCAACGCGGCCGATTTCTAGTTGGCGCGGATCCTGGGAGAAGCTTCGGACCGCGGCCGGCCTCCCACGTTTGCGGATGTACGATTTGCGGCATCATGCCATCACGCGGTTGCTCGAGGATGAGAATGTCAGCGAGAGAACCGTTATCGAGATCGCCGGCCATATCTCTAACGCCATGTTGAAACGCTATTCGCATATCCGCATGCGAACCATGCGTGAGGCAGTCGACGCGCTCGCGAAGAAAGCGCCGCAGAAGAGTGGCGCGGCGTTGTTCATCATCAAAAAGCACTAGGGCGCGTTCGCTGATCTCGATGAGAGATTCGATCAGCTCGCCGGTGTATTGCTCGGAGTTGTGGGGATCTGCCGGCAACAACCGTAATTGGTTGTTGTTGCCCATCCTGCAAGTCTATGGAACGCGGGTAACACAATCCAAGTTACCGCGGTAACTGCCTCATGACTTGCGCCTCCAAAGAAACCACAAGATAAGCGCGGCGGGAATGACGCACAAGATTAAAGGCTCTAACACCTTGGGGCTCATGAGATGTGCACCGGATCCGTGGCGGGCAGGGCGATAACTTCGCCAGTATTTTTGCAATTGCAAATCACTGAATGATTCCTGGGTGATCTACACGCGGCGGCAAGGGGCAGCTCGTCCTCTTCGTCCTCTTCCGGTTCCTCTGGGCCTTCGCCGATGATTGTTCCTTTGCGCTCAAACTCCGATTCGATGCTTTCGTTTTCCTCTTCGTCTTGCCGGCGCCGGATCATTAGTTGATTCGGCCGCGGTGCGAGCTCGATGATTTTGACGTCGCGGTGCACCATCGATTCGAGCGCTTTGAATACGGCGGCCTCGTCGCACGGATTCATGGCGTAGATGGCGCCAGGAGAAACGAAACGAGTACGGCCAGGAACGGCGGCACGTGAGATCTTGGATCCGGCCGGACACATCACGCACTCTTTTCCTTGATCGATGTATTCGGGCCTGAGCAAAGTAACTTCACGCTCGGGCAGATCGGGGACGTCGACGCGGAACATGGCGGCGGTTCCGAAATAGGCGGTTGTGATGTGGCCGGCCTCGCGTGCATGGCCGAAGAGTTCAACGATTGCCCAACCTTCAAACTTCGCTTGTTCGTCCATTACGGTCCTTTCGCTCTCTCGAGCTCACGATGAGATAGTCACGGCACAGGTCATAGTAGCGCGTCCACCAATGTGAATAACGCTGCAGGTCGCTGCGGAAGATGATCACGGCGGCTTTGCGGCCGGCCAGGCGGTTGAATCGGCGCATGAGCCCAAGACGTTGCAACCGAATTGAACAATGCCGGCAAAACGGATGGTGAGCCCACTTGCCGGATCTGCATGCCGGACACGTTTCCGAGTCCCACTCCCGGGCGAGCTCGAGGGCCCACGAAATTTGTAACGGCATCGGTGTGTTCATTCGGCCGCGGAGTGTAGCACAAGAGAAAAAGAAAAAGTCGTACAAAAAGAAAAAGAGAACTATGTGGCTGTAGGTAAGAGATATACAGCAGTAGTAGCAGTATAGGAGCAGGATTTTCTGTTGAAATTTCCTGCAAAGCCTTACGCATCAGTGAATGTCCTTTGGAAAACCGTGTTAATAAGCAGCGGATTACATGTGCAAAAACGCATAAAGTCTGTGCATCGCTGTTGAAATTTTCAGGGTGTGGTATGTTCCTGCAGGAACCTCCAGCTTACGGTTGGACCCCTAGCGGCTGGCAACCTACGGGACGGTTGCCGGCCGCCTCCTGTTTTCATCGGCGCCCGTTTTCGAAACAACTCCCCAAGTCGAAACGGTCCGCAAATGGCTCTGGCGATTCTCCGCGACCTCCAATCTTCGTAAATCACACGAGTTGAGTCCGTCGAACAGGTAACACTGCAAAGCTAAGGCGTTCACCTGGCGAAAACAAGGCGAAACTTTCACACGGTAGGCTCCGCATCCTGTTTCATCTCACGAACTACCTGAGCGATTCCTTTTTTCAGGCTGATACGCTTGCCTGAGTATGCGTATTCAATGAATTGGCGGTTTTTCCCTTCTGCGATCACATCAGCTTTCCATTGCTCGAATCCAGTTGCGAGAGCTGCCACTTGAAACTGTGGAGAACTCACGAGCTTGGCCCACAAGTTCTCCCATTCACGTTCGCTCAGTCCGGTTTGTATCAGCGATAACAGACTCATTTTTACCTCTCACGCGGTAGCGGCTGGCATTGTCACGGGCTTCGAAGTCCCTGCCTCGTTTCCGATATCTTCCGAGAGCTCATCCGCAATGAATTGGGTAAACTCCGCGCGGAACTCTGGCCAGTCGGGCGACATGAGACAAGGCGCCAGGTCGGGAACGCCGGTGAGAAACTTCGTAAACTCCTGCTCGTTCAAGACAACGGGCCCAAACTGTTGCAAAAAGAGTGGGAAGAGAACGTCGAGCGCCTGGGCGACGGCCTGGCCTGAATATCCAGCGTCAAACTTCTCGCGCACAAACTTGACGATTAAGGGAATCGATTGCATCGGATCTGCGGCGCCGTTGGTCGGGACGGCCGGCTCGGGGCTGGTGAACATTGTAACCGGCGGTGGGGCGACGCGATTGCCTGGCATGCCGTTCGCTGGCGCCGGCGGAACTGCTACGGCGTCGACGGTGGGCGGCGCTGCAGGGGGAAGTTGGCCGGCGCGGATCCGTGCAATCTCCACCTGGCGCGCAAAGGCGCGTTCCTGATTTGCGCCGATGTTCTGAATGATCGCCGGCAAGTTATCAATCAACCTGGTTGCGGCTGAGATCGCGGCGCTGATCCAATCCGGACCGCTGTCACCGCCTCCGCGGTTCTTCATGAGATCCGGCATGCTCTTCCCCGTGAGCAGCTCCACGGTTTGCAGGGTTTCATTCAACGGTGTTGCCGGTTCCTTGTGCTCGTTTTCTTCTTTTGGCATCCGGCGCGCGATAATGCTATCCATTTTTTCCATCATCGTGATGGCGGCAAGCATCGGATCGGGCGCCGGCGCGAGTGCTCTGGTCAATAGAAGCTCAAGCATTTTATCTTCGCGCGCGTTGGGTAACAGGCCGGCACTCTTTTCGAAAACTCTCTTCTGCAGGTCGAGGGCATCATCCGCGGCTTTGCTCAATGTCTCCATGCTGGCGCGCTGTACTTCGCCGGCGGCCGCGATCACCTGGCTCGCTTCGCTGTGAGCGGCCGCGGCCGGCGTCTGCGGCATCGGCAAAACGTTGCCGGCCTGGTCGACTATGGTTTGACCGGGAAGCAACTTGGGAGATCCGTCAACCGAGAAACTCGTTTGTTTCAACTGCGTTTCACGATCAAGATTCAGGTAAGCGATATAGGATCCGCCTCCGTGATTTTCCTTGATGTAATCCTCATCAAACGGCCTCGAGATCTTCTCGATGTAGGCGCGATCGCCGGCCTGGTTCTTCACCTTGGGCGACGTGCGATAGAGATAAACCAACACTCGTTTCTCCCACAACGCGCGCGGGAGTGCTCGGAGTAGCGGGAAAAATTCGATGGTTGCAATCGATGCACGCAACAAATCGAGATCGCTTAAAAGTCCATTCCAGTAGGCATCACGTTCCTGCTCGGGAACCTCGATCGGTGAGAGGATTGAATTCTCTTCGATTGCATTCTCTTCGACTGCAACCGCGGCGGCTGATTTTCTACGGGTCATAACGCTCCTTGGGTTGGTAGCAAATAAAAACCCCGCCTCGAGGACGAATGTAAATATATTTACATTCGTTTCGAAGCGGGGCCGGTGTCGGGTGTCCGCTGTTAGACTGCGCGGATTGTTGGGAACTCTACTGCGAAAGCTTTTGCATCACGCCATCGATCGGCGTGACTATGAGTGCATTGCGCATCAGTTCGCTTTGCTCTGTGGTTTTGTCGGGCCCGGCAATCCAATGCGCGGCCGCATCGATCGCCGCATTCCAGCATGCGGCCTGTGCGGACCGGGCAATCTCGCGTAACACTTTCTGAGTTTTCTTATCGACAGCTGGGTCTCTGTAGTTCGCTGAGAAAAACTCTTCGAACGTCATTTCGTTTTCGCTTTCTCGCCGGCCGGTGGCGTTGGCGCCGGCGGACCGGTCGGATTCCCTGGCGTCGGCCTCGCGCGTAACGTCGCGGTGTCTGGATCTAGATCAAATTTATCGTGATCGTAGGTGAGTTCCTTCTTCGCCTTCTCGATCTGGTCTTGGATCACCGTCATGCGCTGTTGTGTGCTCGAGAGATTGCTTTGCGAGTTCACCTGGTTCGCAAGAAACTGAATCTGGATTCTGTCGATCTCCTCTTGCGCTAGATGGCGCTGATTGGAAAGCGTGAGGATCTCGATTCGTTTCGCCGGCTCGAGCTCGGGCGTTTTGTTATCCGCCGACGGTTTGTCCTGGGCGAGTAGTGAAAAGCAAAACAGGATGGCTATACCTACAGGAATGGGGAGAGCAAGTGGGGCGCGTGAAACTTTCATGTAGTTGGGTGCTCCTTCTGGAGTCTCTCGAGGATTTGTTGGACGGCCGCGGTCACGGCCTCCGGATCCGGCTCGGGATCCTGCGCGATCACCTGGGCAGCCTGTAACATGCGGCCGATTTTGTGAACCGCGATCACTGTCTTGATTGTGTTGGGTTTACCGGCGAATTGCGCCAGGTCGACGCAAAGGCGATCAAACGCCAGGCGTGCGGTTGCCTTTACCTTGTCCGTGCGAAAGAACGCCGGCACGGTGCCAGAGTGCCAAAACTTTTCGAAGATTACATCCAGCTCAGTCATGAGAGTATGCGTTTCGGCGCCGGCAAGATTTTTAACGCGGCTTCGCTGCCCTGGTCGCGGATGTGTTTCCCAATCTCCCGCGCGTTCTCCGGGGTCATCATCCATGAGAACGTTAAGCCGTTGTTGTCCCTGACGGTGATCTGAACCATCCAAGCGGTGAGTTGTGTGCTCTCAATGAGTACGGTTGACACGTCCACATTGAGGGCGAGCATTTGCGCTGCGATCGTGGCGTCATTGGCGGCCATGTTAGCTCGCATGTTAGTTCGGGGTCCTTTCCGAATCTGGTCCCTGCAAGTTCGCCAGGATCAAATTTGCCTGGTCGGGCTCGAGCGGTGAGAACTGGCCGGCGTTGTTGACAACCGAATGCGAACCGTCCGGCATGCGGACGATGCAGCCTAGATGTTGCGGCGTCTCGGGATCATCCGGGGGCAGGATCCGGACCGGCATCGGCGGACCTTTCGCGATCGAATCCGAGAGGACCGTTTGCGCGGCCGTGAGTTGGTCAAGCTGCAAATTTTTCCTCTGCGAGTCCTTCTCGTACAACTCGTAATTTTTCTGGGCGATCTCGAGCGCCTGGCGTTGGAGCTCCGTTTGTTCGGCCAGTTGCGCGGCCTGTTCTTGCAGCCATTTCGCCGATTCCCACTCACCGGTATCGCTTTCGAATTCAGCGGATCGAATCTGCTGTGCGTTCATTCTTCTCAACCTCACAAAGTTTGAAGGATCGGAGCTCGCCTTTGACAAAACTGGCGCGAATTCCGATCACATCGGCTCTCAGAACAAATTTAGTTTCCACTTCGCGGAGCACTCGCCGCACTTTGTTGACGCGATCGTTGGTGACGATCGGTTGGGAGATCTCCTCGCTTCGGTTCAATGCAAGATGGGTTTCAGTCTCCGCTGAGAATTCTACTTCATGGCCGGCGGTGGGAAGCACGCGCACGTCGATCAAAACGTTGCCGGTGAAGTCCGGCACCGCGCGAGCGACTAAAATCCGCTCGATCTCGTCTAGCGGGATGGGTACAACGTTCCTCGCTGCGTGCATGTCTCATAAACTGAGTGATTTAAACATCTAAGTCAATGTAAAACGTGGCGGATGGCTCGTTAGTAACGTCATCTGGCTCGTATCTGGTTTGTTTCGCAGAGAATTGCAGATACACCGCCGATTCGTGCCAGATTTAGCGCCGATAATCGCGCCCTATAGTACTGTAAGGTTTCGTACTGTAACGCCGCCTTTTTCCTTGTTCTCGGGCATGTCATCGGTGATGATTTCGCTCATGAGTTGACGCGATAGCGTCCTCAATTTCGGGCCGGATCCTCTTACGAGTCGTATTCGGCCCTTAGTTTTGAGTCTCCCACTCGAAAACGTCTCGGGCGTATTGTGTTTGGGTTGGGAGACTCAGAAGCACGGTCACGTCAAGCCGTTTCTCAGGTGGGAGATTCAAAAGTGATGTGCACTCCCGTGAGACATGGCGCCTACCTCCCAATCCGCGGCATCCTCTCGCAGTAGTCTCTCCATGAAAAAATTCCGGATCGGCGACGGTGATCGTGGGATCACTGCGACGGTCCGAATGATGCAGTCGATCACGTTCGGACGTGAGGGCGTCGGCTCTCCCACCGTTCGCGCGGCGGCACTCGAAGCGGTCCGCGGTGTTGGCCGCGGCATGGATGAAATAACTTCGATCTTCCGCTGGGCGAAAGAGAATATCGAGTTCCGCGGCGAGTTCGCGGAAACTCTGCAAACTCCGCAAGTCACGCTGCAGCTCGGCGCCGGCGACTGTGACGATCATTCCACGTTGCTCGCTGCGATGTTTGAATCGCTGGGCTTCGAAACTCGATTCAACACGATTTCGACGGCTCGAGATCCGGACGACAGTTTTTCTCACGTTTTTGTGGAAGTGAAACAGAAAGGCACGGGGCGTTGGCTCGCTGTTGATTCGACCGTGCAAACTTCCTATCCCGGGTGGAAACCTCCGAATTTACGCCGGCAACAAGTGAGATCCTCGCGGCCGGCCGGATCCGCAGGCCTGGGCATTGGCACAACGTTGTTGTATCTCGGCCTGGCGCTCGTCGCCGGCAAGTACGTGATGAACAAGTGAGGGTAACGACATGATCGAAGTTGTATTACCTCAACCAAGAATGCGGGGCCTCGGGCGACCTCGAGCGTCATCGATTGCGCAGCGTCGGATGCGTCGGTTGCGCGGAATGGGTGATGACGGCATCGATTGGAGCCAGATCATCAGCACGGGCATTCAAACCGCGGGGTCGGTGGCGAAAGTCGCGGTGACTCCTCCCATGTACTCATCGATCGTGAATCCGATGACGGGCGCGTCCTCGGTCACAAGTTTCGCCGGCGCGCCTGGTCTCTATCCGTCTGGCTCAATTCCTGGCCTCAGTAGTCAGTTCGGGACGTCGTTAACCGGGCTGTTGAGCAATCCGATCGTTTTGATCGGCGGGGTCGCTCTTCTCGTACTTGCGTTTCGTCGCTAATGATTTATTCGCTGGCAAATCCGTCAAGGTTGGCGCCGATCAGTCTTGGGGCGCCTGGTGCTCGCGGCCGCTCATCTCGTCGCCGGCTTTATCGCGATGCGCGGTTGCGTGGGCATCAACTCGGGGATTTAGGCGCCAGTGCTGGGAGCAATCTCGGACCGTGGACCTTGATCGGTCCGGCGACGGTCTCGCCTAGCGGGGGTACGGCATCGTCCGCTTTGCTGTCGGCTACGCAAGGCGCAAGCATGGGGCTGATGTTTGGCGGTCCCATCGGCGCAGGAATTGGCGCAATTGCCGGTGCGATCGCGGGGATCTGGGCGTCGCATGCTGCTCGAGCGAAGGGAGCAAAAACCGAAAACGCGGCCGTCAATGAATTCTTGCCGGCATTCGATAGCAGTCTCAAAGCGATTTTCGCGGCGGCGAATTCTGGTCAGCTCGCGGCGTCGGATGCGATCACCGCTTGTCAGCAACTCTTGCAAATTTGGTGGTCGAATATGGCGCCGTACCAAACGGGGCCAGGTCGGAAAGATGGCAGCAAGGGCGGGGCGGCCTGTGGGGATGGAACGTTGAATCCTGGCGGTCCGTGTACCGGATCTCCTCACGGTCCGAAGTGTGATAGCTCATGCACGGCCGGTTGTTGTGTTGGGTGCCAGGATCTTTATCCGACGATCTTGCAAGCGATTCAGGTTTTTTCGAATCCGAACGGCGGGACGATTACAGCTTGCAACGTCTCGGCCTCTGGTTACGGGGCAACAGCTCGGAGTTCTTACACGTTGACGTATACGCCTCCCGGGGCCGCGGCTGTCGGCGGCCTGGCGGCTGATCTTGGGCTTGGCGGATCCGGCGTTGGCGGATCTTCGTCGTCCTGGCTGATCTGGGCGCTGCTCGGTGTTGGCGCTTATTACGTTGTGCAAAAGATGTGAATTCGTGGAAAAGGTTGGGTGACTCATGTATGCCGTTCTAGTGCCTCAAAATCCGCGCGGCCTTCGTGGCCTCCGCGGTTTGTCGGATGTCTGCAATGTGGATATGTACGGCAATCGGGTGTGTGGGCCGAATGTGCCGGCGTTGGGGTTGACTCCTCCGAATCCGGTTACGTGGTTCAGGTCGCCCACCTTCACAAATCTCAGGCTGCCCAACGTGTTTCAAAACGGGGGCCCGATCGTGGCTTGTCCGCAAATCATGGTGGCAAATTGTCCCGCAGGACAAACGCGTACGCGCGGCGGTCCGCCTTGCTATACGCCGGGCCCGTGCACGGGCTCGCCGTCGACGCCGGTGTCATTTCCACCTCAGTGGGGCCCTTCTACGCCTCCGTGGGGCGGTTGGAATCCGCCGGTGAGTGTCTCGGGTCAGGGATCCGGCTACACCGCTCAGGACGTTGCCACAGCGATGCAGGTGTATCAATCGAATCCGGCCGCGCTCACTCCGTCACAATTCGCGTTGCTTCAGCAGTCCGGAGTCATTGCGAGCACTTTGCCGTATAGCTCAGTTTCTTCCCTGCCTTCGGCTACTTCGGCGGCGAGCTCGGTGCCCACGACAACGGTGGCGCCGGCGCCGGTAGCGACAACGGATTTCTTCAGTACGCAATATGGGCCTCTCTCCGGTATGGGCTGGCTGTTAGTCGCCGGCGGTGCGGGGCTGTTCTTGATGATGCGAAAGGGGCGGTAATCACATGATCGTGACACTAGGGGCGCCGGCATCGCGTGGCGGCGGCGCCAGGATGATGCGGCGCGTTCGATCGGCACGGCTGCGAGAATATAACGACGGTTACTATCCGGTGCCAGGTTGGTCTTACTCGCCGGACGCGCCTTTGATGCCTCCTGCGGCCGGCGGCGCCAGGTGCGGACGAAAGAGCCTCGGCGATGGCACGGATTATCTCTCCGACAACATCAATTTTTTCGACAATTCAACCACGGGCACGGGGCTACTGACGAATCTCCCCACGTCCGCAACGGGAACGGGATCCGTCCTGACGCCGGGGCCTGGCATGCCTGGCACCAGTGGTCAACCGATCGCGGCGCCGGTGGTCACCGAATATCCGGCCTCGCCTGGCGGCTCGATGATCTCGAGTCAGCAGCTCGCACAGCTTGCACAAACGCCAGGAATCCCGTTGCCAACGGTAAGCCCGGCAACGTTGCTCGCCGCGGCTGCTCTGCCGAATGCGCCGGCGATCGTGAAGCAAGCGGCTGCGCAATATCAAGCGGCGAATCCGGTTTCCGGTTTTCTATCGGGGACAATCTTCGGGCTGCCGTCCTACCTGGTGTTAGGTGGCGGCCTTCTCGCGTTGTTGGCCTTTGCGGCGAAACGGTGATCGCGCATGTATATCGATTTGCGGCCGGCGGCGCTGGCGCGAGCTCCGCGGCGGGTGCCTCGAGTCCTCGGCGATGTGACGTCAACGGATTTGTTGAGCGCCTTGAGCGGTCCGGCGCCGGCGTCGACGTCGACAACCGGATTCTCGCCGGTTGTCATGGTGATGCTGTTGATCATTGCCGGCGTGCTGGTGATGAAGGTCGGAAAAAAAGGAGTGGCGTCATACAAAAAGGGAGTGCGTAAGCGTCGCGCGAAGAAAGAACGAGTTGCGGCGCTCGAGCGTGAACTAAAAGCGGCCAGGGCGGAATAACTCTATGTACATGACAGTCGCACCATTGCCGGCGCGCAGAGCTCGCGGTCTCCGCGGCCTCGGTCAGTTCGATATTCTTTACAACTTACTGCCTGCTGCGTTGACTCCTGCCCCTACGCCGCGGGGCGCTGATCTCACAACGACTGATCTTCTCTGGAATTGGGTTTCGTCCGGCGGTGGCATCTCTGAGGGATGTTATCCGTGGGATATCACTTGTGCGAATCGCCAGGCAATGATTCAGTCCGGCCAGGCGAAAATTCAAAACGTTGCCGACAATGCGGCCTATTACTACGGGGCGGATTCAACAACTGCGCAAGTCGCTCAACAAATGGCGGATCAGCAGAAGGCGCTTGTACCTCAGGATGTGGCGACGATCACCGCGGCAAATCTTCCAGTCGGACCTATGGGAATTCCGACCTGGCTTTGGATTGCGGCCGGCGGTCTGGGTTTGTGGTTTTTCGCTCGACGCTAAGGGGCGGTGATGATTGAAACCGTGGGCACGGCCGGCCGTACGCCGGCGAATGGTCAAGCGATGGCGGTCTGTGAAGTTTGCCGCGTCTTGGATCACGATTACAGTACGAAACCGTGCCGTTGGTGCAATCAATGCGGAGTGTGGATTTGTGCGAAAGATTGGCGCGATCTAGGCCGGCGTTTCCTGGCTGCCACGTATAAGCGGATGGGGATGTGAGGAAGCGACGAAAGAATATTTATTTCGGGTTCGGTCCAGCTCCAAAAGACGAACCGAGATTTGAGATCTATCGGAGATCTAGAGTTCCGGCGAAACGGTCGGGAAAACGGTCCGCGCGGTCAATTTCTGTGGGGGAAGGCGATCGCGCGGATCTGGTTTCGGCTCTGGTGAACCTGGGCTATGACAAGTCAGTCGCAAAACGGGCGGCCGCGGCCGCGAGTGGATCCGATTTCGATTCGCAGTTACGTGATGCGCTGAAACGGTTGGGGAAAAAGAATCCGCGTGTGAGGGCGAAAGCAATGCAGAAGAAACGGAAGAAGAAACGAAACAAGATGCCGGCCGGCCTTCGGAAGTATTGGAACAAAATCCGGCGAAAGAAAAATTCGCGTAAGCGCAAAAATGCGCATCGTCCTCGGGCTCGCAAGGTAAAGCGGACGAAACGGAGGGCGGTGAATCCTCGGCCGCGGCGCAAGCGTGTAACGTCTCGCCCGCGCCGGCGGAATCGACGGAATCCGCCTCGAGCTCCGCGGATGGTCCGGCCTCCGTTCGCCATGACGTCGACGCAACTTAAGAAGTACGCGCGCGCGTTGGCCAGGGTGACGGGGAAACGAGTACAAATCAAATCGCGATAACCGCGAGGGGCAATGCTCAGCTCGAAACAAGCATGGCGCACGATCGCGGTTTTGCATGACAATCCGCAATTCCTTGTTCGCCGGCTGGCCGATGTTGAACGGGATGAGATTTCACGGGCGATGATCTTATGCGGCGGTGATGTGGATCTGGCGTCAACTCGGCTTGGGATCTCCCGGGCGACGTTGTACAAGAAACTCGCCAAGATGGCGAAAGCGGAATGAGTTCAACCGGCCTCAGATTTCGTAAACCGGTGGGCGAGATCAGCGATCGCGCCAAACGGTATCGGGCTAATTCGATGATGGGGCCGCCTCCGCGGCGCTGTCATTGGTGCAAGACAACTCGTGCACGTCAATACGTTTGGGATCACAAAGACGGCGACGAATCAAACTTTGATCGCCGCAACTTGGTCTCGGCTTGTAAGTCATGCAACACAAAGAGGGGTAAGGCTATGGCGGCGGCTGGCATTGGCGTTCGCACTCGACAGTACAATCCGCGGAATCCTCGAGTGGAGCTCTATCAGCTCAAGACGTCATCCGGCCGGCGGATCCGGAAAGCGACAAAGGTAGTTTTCGAGGATGGGCGGACCGTTCATTTTACGGAACGGATGCCTAAACTGAAGGCAATCAAACAAGCTCGAGCAGTGATATCAAAAAATCCCGGGGCAACGAATCTCGCGCAATACGTTCAAGCGGGCGTCGAACACGTCCGCGGCGCTCATGATGCAGCGGGGCGAGTCATCCACGAAACTCCTAAAGCAAAACGTGAGGAGTTTGCAAAAGAGATCTGGTGGCGGCGCGGATATCGAAACCCGGGCGATGATCCGCTGATGAAACGCGCGCTGGCTCAGCTCTACCCACACAAAACTTTCAAGGCGCTCACATCTGGTGAGCTCTCCAGAGTGGGAGAACTAGCAGCGACTTTGAAAAGTGGCGCTCCTGCATACCTCAAAGAAGCGGCAACACAACTCTACGGGGCGGGATCATTCGACAAGCTGAACGCTCACCAATTTGCAGAAGTCAAAAAACTTGCGGAGCAAATGAAACACGGTAAACGTAATCCGCGTAATTCGATCGCGAGTGTGATCCTCGAGCAGCTAGGCGGATCCAGATTCAGGGTGATGACGGGCGCGAAAAACTTTGTCAGCTCTGGCAACTCGCTTCGTTTCAAATTGCCGTCTAACTTTGCCAGGCACGGGGTCAACCTCGTAAAAATCACCTTGGACGCCTCCGACACATACACTCTCGAGTTCTTCAAGATGCGTGGCACAAAGGTTGAACCGATCGCCTCACAGTCGGACGTTTATGCCGAAGATCTTCGCGATGTGTTCAAACGAGAAACGGGCCTCAATACATCGTTGGGGTCAATGGGAAACCCGTCGCGGCCGTTCATCGGGCCTGACGGCAAGGTGATGCACTCGGGAAAACGCGGCTCTATTCCGTATCGCGGTTTCAAGATCAAACGGTCTGGGCCGAAGTTTTGGAAGGTGGTCTATCCGGACGGACGCACCGCGGGGATGCGTGTTGTCTCTGAGGAAGCGGCCTATGCTCTGATCGATTCTATCGCGGAAGAGCGTGTCATGACGCCGGCCGAACATGCGTTAGTTCATCCACGGCGCAACTCAATGGAGTGGGGCAACGTCGGTGCAAAGCAAAAATCTTTGCGGCGGATCATAGCAAAGGCAACACGCGCGGCACAGCAAGCGGCGAAGCGTATGGATCTCAAATCGTGGGATCGCCACATGAGGACCATACAGAAGCTCGAGAAAGAAGCTCAGTCGAAAAATCCGCCGGCGGATATCATGCCGGAATTTCGCTCCGGCCGGCTGCGCAGCTCGAGCGGCCGGCGTGTACGTAAAACCGTACAGGCTAAAGCGATTCTGCTTTCTGAGTTGCGCCGAGCCGGTCGCATCGGTCCGCGGCGGAATCCGGATCTCGAGGACAACGACGACAAGGCGGCCGCGGATGCGGCTTATGAAGAATTCCACGGCGCACCATCAGAACGGACCAAAGTCCGCGAAGTGGCTTTAATCGATCCTTACAATGAGCATCCGAACCTCTGGCAGCTCGGCAAGCTGATATCTCTCACTGTTGGCGAGTTCATCGAAAGGTGGAAAGGCAGGGTTGGGGACAAACCCGAAAGTGAGCATCCGGATGCCTGGTCTGAGCATATTGAATTCGATATAAACTCGGCGCCGGACGTGGCCGGCGAACCTGGCGGCACTCAATTGTTCATCATCGGGGGAAATCAAAACATCGATCGGTATTTGGGTAAGTTGCGATCGGATCCGGGGAAGGATCCGGCGGATCTCGGGTTTGTCTATCGAATCGAGTACTTGACTCGAAAGGATTTCCACAAGTTTGCGCCGGTTGACTATTGGCACCATTTCGGGGAAGAAACCGGCACTCAACCGCGGCTCATCTACGACAAAACGAATCACCGATTACAACTGGCCGGCGGTGAGTATGTCGTCAAACGTGAGGGCATCGTCAATTAGAATCGCGTCATTCCAAGTTACCCAAAGGATTCCCAACATGACTAAACGAATGCCGCGAGTTAGAAAGCAAGTAAATCCCGAATTGCTGGCCATGATGCAGGAACGTTTGCAAGCTCATCGCCGGGGCCAGTTTATTGTTCTCGGTTCCATTTCCTTGATCGAAACTTTCGCCGGCGCTTTGCGTTTTCCGGTGTCGAACAACGTTCCAACCGGGCCCACCGTCGGATACATGACGGATCTCGAGAAGAAAGCGGATCTCCAAAAGTTGATCGTGCTCACACCATGGGAAGGGGTGCCGGCACTTACGGAAAAAACGGAGGAGTTCTGTCCGGCATGTCTGCATGGCTGCCACGTCTGCAATGAGTCCGGCCGAAAGATTTGTGAGGGCGTCGGTTGCGGTGGGAGTGGATACACTCTCGGACCGGCGGAAGTCTGTCCCGAATGCGTCGCGAAGATCGGAAAATTTGATCCGCAGTGTAACAAGTGCCAGGGGCATGGCGCGATTTACCCGAAGGTTGAATGCGTGATGTGTAAGGGCTCGGGGCAAATCGTGTGCTCGTTCTGCAAAGGGCAAACGCGCTACTCAACCGGCCTCAAGGGTGGGAGTACAGATTTCCTGGTCGGTCGGTGTACGGAGTGTCACGGGTTTCAGCGCAAATCGATCACGAAAGAACAAAAGATCGATCCGCACGTCAATGCGCTCTTGCCGGATCCGCGGAATGGTCCGGTCGCCGCGGTCGGTCCGATCTTCAGTTTCGTTGTCGATCTCAGCGAAGAGCAACGAGAGCAAGCGGGCACGCCGGTCCGGATGTTTGACGTTCGCCAGGATGCGGCCGGCGATCAGTTGTTCATGTTGATCGATAGCACAAGTACGCCGGCCTGGCCTTACCTGGTCGGCGGCCTCATCACAGAGCACAATGCGGATGCGAACGTGATGATGATCTCGAGTCGGTAAGGTTGGAGGGGGCCCCCTTATGTTGAATGAAACACTTTATTTGGTCGCATGGCTGTTGTTTGTCGCGGCTCAGGCGCAAAACTCGATCAAGTCGAAAACCAACGGGCTTGACGGGTGGGCGGGGTTCAAGCTGTGGATTAAAGCGCAGTGGGTAAACCTGGCAACTCGAGCGTTTTTCTCTGGCCTGGCGTATGGATTCATGATCAATACATTCGCCGCGAAGATTCAGGCGGCCGGCTTTACGGTCGGTTCGCATGCAATCGCCGGCGCTTCCGGCTACGCGGTCAACGGAGCGTTGTATCAGTTCTTCGGATACTTCCCCGGGCTCCGTGTCGAAATGGCGGACCTGGCGCCGCCGGCACCGCCGATCAACACGGGAAATATTGCGATCGCTGGTTTTGCGGGCGTCGCAGGTGGGCCGGCGATGAATACAAACATGCCGCAAACGGGCGGCGAACCACCTAAGGGACCTTAGGCGCCGGCGCCAGGCAGGTACGATTTCGGGCGTAACACAAATTAATTTTCGCGAAGGGGAGTCAAAGGCATGTCGAAACTTGGAAGTTTTTTCAGTCGCACGATTGAAGTAATCGAGGGTACCGGGCATTCGGCTCATACGTTTCTGGTCAAAGTTTTCGGTGCGGATGCTGTGCAAGCGGCCGAAAACGACATCTCCGCGCTCATGCATGAGGATGTGTTGAAGATCTTTCAGGATGCAATCACCGCGGCCGAAACCTTGCAGGTGGACGGGACGGCGGCCGCTGGAGATCAGAAGCGCTCGGCTGCATTTGATCAAATCGTGAAAGACCTGGCGGCGGATGGAAAGCAGTTCGCAACGCACACGATCAACCTGGGTATCGAGTTAGTCGTAGGCCTGTTGCGCGCAAAGCAATCGACCGCGGTGGCTGCGGTGACGGCGCCGGCTGCGGAACCGAGTCCTGCACCGGTCGCACAATAGATTTTTCTTGGTTGTGCCTCCCACAACCGCCCACTCGCCGGCGTCGGCTTCCTCGGCGCCGGCCTTTTTGTCTAGGGGCCTGTCATGAAAACGGTTCTGCAGGGGGCGGCCTCCGTGGCTCTCCTGGCGCTGGCAATTTGCGCGATCGTGATTACTCGGGACGTGCATAACGTCGCGATGCAAACTGCTCACACTCTCGAGGGCGTCAATCCTATCCTGACGGATCTGCGCGCGCGCTCACAACAACTCGCCGGTGCGATCGATCACGTCACCGCGGCAACGTCACAACTCGAGCTCGCCTCTCAGGAAGAAAGAACTTATTGGAACAAGACGAGTCAGGAAAGCGCGAAAGGGATGCGGGATCTTCGCCAGCTCACGGCGCGCCTAGATCGAAGTGTGAACGATCATCTGATTCCGGATCTCGATCGCGGTGTGTTGTCGACTACTGTTGACATGCAAAATGTTCTCGCTTCGTTTCAACACACATCCGAAACACTCACAGCCAGGTTGAATGATCCGGCGATTTCACAAATCGCGGAACACGTCGACGCGGCCGCGGCCGGCCTCGAGCTCTCGAGCAAGAATGTGGCGGATGGTACGGCGCATCTGGATCACGCAACCGCGGATATTGAAACGGCCGTGCACCGTTTGACGCGGCCGCCTAGCCTGGCGAAACGAATCGGCATGGCATTGCTGGACGTCGGTGCCAAACTCGGATCGATCGCCGCGGGGTTTGTTCGATGACGGAGATTCCGCGGGGAGATCACAAATTTGATTTTGTCGAAGGTTATCCGGCCTGGTTCTCTGTGCGAGACAAGGATGGGAAAACTCTCAAGCCAATCATCCGCTGTAACTGCGGTTATTTTTGTGGACTCGGATTACATCATGTCCACGCGGATGGAACTGTAACGGCTTCGTTCTTTCATACTCCTGAATGTGATCCAGGCCGCGGATGCGGTTGGCATGTTTATTTGAAACTGCTCGATTACGATCAGGGAGATTTTCCACCGAATAGCTAGCGTCTGTTGTGACGGCGTGTGCTGTAACAGGTCTTGCGGGATTTTCTTGCGATCATCTCACGCCGGCGCCGGCGGTTTCGTCGTTTCAGAATGTGACGGAGTGGCCGCTTAAAAACGGGCGGCAACAAATCTGCGAGCTCAACCATTCGCGCATTATAACGTTATAGTGCAGCAACCGGACCCGCAAGGTAACTAGCGCTGCAAGCTAACTTGCTAAGCCTCTGACTCCATTACTTCTGTAATGGTTGACACTCGTGGGGCCTCGTGAGAGTATCGCTTTGATAAGTTTTGCCGTGCTTCACAGTCTCCCACTGCGGTAGTTGCCGCGTGGGGATTTTGTTTTTAGAGCTGCATTTTCCCGCCTAGCAATCCTCCGGAGTGATAACCCAAAGAAAACTTTTGTCGGGAGTCGCATCGTGCCTACAGTTCGCACGCTCCGCGTTTCGAATCCGCACAAAAAATCACGCCGGTCACGGCGCCAAAACTCAGGAGTGCTTTACCTTATGGCGAATCCGAAGAAGAGTCGTCGTCATCGCTCGTCACGTCGTGCCTCCGCGCGGCGTGCGCATCGTTCCAATCCTTTCAAAGCTCGTCGCGTACGGCACAGCTTCCGCCGGCGTGGGAATGGTCGGAATCCGTCAATCGCCGGCTACTCCGCTACCGAATTGATCAAGCTGGCGCTCGGCGCGGCCGGTGGCACTCTCGCGACGAAGTACGCAACACAACTGATCTTGCAGGACAAGAACACGGGCGCAACCGGCTATGCGGTCATGGCGGCCGTCGCCGTGGCTCTCGGCTGGGTCACTGCCAAGTTCCTGGGCCGCGAAGTCGCAACCGGCGTTGTCGCCGGCGGCGCATCCGCGGTTGTGCTGCGCATCTTCCAAGAACAGGTCTCGGGCTCACAACCGTCCATGAGTGGCCTCGGGGATCCGGATTTTGCCGGCCTGGGTGAGTATCAGACGGGCATCTACCCGGTGCCGGGCTGGTCCTACGCTCAACCGGCGTTGCCGGCTCCTGTGCCTGGCGGCGCGGGTGCAATGGCGGCCGCGGCTGCTGGCGCTCCTGCTCGCGCGGTTCGCAGCTCACCACGTTCCTAGTCGGGGCGCGGGTGCTTTGTGCTTTTTGAATGAGTCGCCGGCGGCGCGTCCGCCGGCGATCGGTTCCGAAATTTTCGAGTAGTACTCGAGGAGAAGAAATCAATGACTCACGAAATGCAGACTTCGGTTTCCTTGGTCGGGCGCAATGTTCTCGACAGGATCAACCGGCGTGCGGTGGAACGCAACGCGCGCACTCTCGACCGGATTTCAAAGCGCGGCCTCGGTCCGATCCGCCAGCGTCATCAAAACCCGGGCGTACCTGGTCAGATCGATGTGATCGATTGGACCTACTACGATTCCGCCAGCTTCGCGCAAGCGGCCGCGATGGCGACAACGGTTTACTTCCAGACTCCGATTTCTGGAACGAAACTGTTGAACGCAACCAACCTGCAGGGCACGGGCGGCCAGCTCCCATTTCCTCAGACACTCACCGTCACGGCGCTCAAGGTTTTCATTTCGAACAACACGGTGCCGGCGGATCTGAACAACCTCATGCTGAACGTGAGCTATACCCTCACGGTTGGCCTGAAACCGTTCTTTCAGTGTCCGCTTGCGGTGCTCACGGCTGGCATGGGCGCGATCGTCACGGCCGCGGCTCAGGTCGGCACGGCGCCGGCCGGCTCGGCTCCGCTGTTCTCGACGTCGAACGGGATTCCTGATCCTCGAGCGGTCTACGGCCTGAACAAGCCCGTGATCATCGGATACGGCGAAAACTTCAACGTCACGTTGACGCCTAACGTGGCCTTCAACTTCGCGGCCAACTCGACGAATCCCGCGGGTGTCGGCGCCACGATCGTGGTTCATCTCGACGGCATTCTGACGCGCCAGGTCCAGTAACGCGCGGCGGTTTGTTGTTGGTGTGTGGTTTCTTTTCCTGGCGAATGGCCATCGTCCCGGTGACGGTGGCCAATCGCTTCACCATGAAAGGGTGCCGATTATATGGCTGCTGGAAAAACCTGCTCGGCTTGCAACGGCTCCGGAATGGTTTACGGCAAGGACGGGCAAACGCCGGCGTTGTGTCCCTTGTGCGATGGCTCGGGTGCCGAATTCAATCCCGGGCGCGAATTTACGTATGAGTTGGGGCCGCTCGCGGTCAATGGCCAGGCGACACTACAAGCGCAGTCGGTTCAAGTTCTGAATCGGCCGTTTCGCTGGATGATGGCGGTTGCCGTCTCTACGTTCCCGTTTACGGCGCAAATCTCTGACTCGAGAGATCAGCGGCCGTTTTCAAACCAACCGGTGCACAGCTCGAACCTTTGGGGCACGGCGCAAAATCCGATGCCTCTGCTGACTCCATTCCGGTTCAACAAGAATTCGAACATTCTTGGAACCGTCACAGATCTGGGCGGCGGATTCGGTTTCGCGGGAGTCACCAACGGAAGTCCTACCGTCACATGGGTGAGCGGGAGTCTGTTTGTCCCTGGCTCGTCCTGGGTAAGTGCGGCAATCACGATCGGCGGTGTCACCTACACCGTTTTGTCGGTCGGGAATCAAAACACGCTGACTCTCTCGATCAACTATCAGGGTGCCAACAACGCGAACATTGCGTATAACGTCGCCAACACAATTCGGCTTGGATTCAAGGGAGTCGAACTAGACGGCGAGTAAGTGAACGCAGGGGCGCGTCCGTGTCGTCTTTCATGTTGGATGTTGGGGAAGGCGGCATGCATGTCGCTCTCGTCGCCACTCACAATCTGGAATTTGCAGAGCGGCTGATGAAGCTTTTACGGGCGAATGGTTTTTCAGTTCGATTGCTACATCAACCTGCATCAGTGAAATTGAAAGAAGAGAAGGAGGGCGGCGGCGGTGCCAAGTAACTACCTGATTCGCTCTCTTTCCGGTGGCAGGAGTCCGTTGCGTATGCTTTCCCCGTATCTGCTCGGGCAACGCGGCATGAACAATAATTTGTTCCTACCGCGCGATCGGGATTTGCCGGTTGAGGGCCTGGCGCTAAAAGCTCAAGTGTTCGATTTCGGGTTCAATCCTGGGACGAACGTAATCGCGCCGTATCAAGAGTCAGATGTAAGCCTCGTCCTGCAGAGAAACTTTATCCCGTGGGCGATCGTCGCCACGGCCGTGGTAGTGCCGGCGACAACAACGGCTCTGACACAAACGATCAAATCACCGGCGTATCTCTTCAACATCCTGCATCAGCACGATGACAAGATTTTTCAAATGTTCAACAAGGGGATCGCGGATCTCGAGGGCGCCGGCTCGGCACAAAATCCGTATCTGCTGAAAGAACCGTCGTTAGTGCTGAACGGCGATTCGCTGCAGGTGGACATTCAGAATACCGGCAACTATTTCCTGCAAGCGCAAATTGTGTTGTGGGGCGGCGAATTCGCATAGGGCCTTGTGGATCTGTCGACGGTTCAAACTCGGCTTTTGCTGGTCACGAAATGGGCGCGGAAGTACGGGCTGGATCCGGCTATCGTCGCGGCGGTCTGTGAGCAGGAAAGCGACTGGTGTACCTGGGCGGTGCGGTTCGAACCGGCGTTTTTACGTAATTACGTAAGGCCGGTGATTCCTGACAAGCCCACAACGCAAGAGATCACGCGCGCGACGTCATTCGGGCTGATGCAGGTGATGGGCCTGGTCGCGATAGAACATGGGTTCGGCGGCCGCTTCCTGACGGAGCTCTGTGATCCGGATGTGGGAGTGGATTACGGGTGTCGCAAGCTGCAAAGGTGTTTTGAGACCCACACGGATCCGGAAACTTCCTTGCTCTCCTACAACGGCGGGGGAAATCCGGACTACGGGAATCAGGTGATCGCGCGGGTGGGGCATTATGCAACGTCGTAAACGGCGCAATCCGCATCACGGGCCTGATATGGGCTCAACCTTGGCGGCGGGCGCGATCGGGGCTCTGATCATGATGGTGATCTCGAAACCTCTGATCTGCGGCGAGCAGTGCGACACGGGGCCTCTCGGACCGTACCTGGCACCGGCAACGGGATTCCTGATCGGCGCCGGCGTGCAAATCGGCGTGAGAGTGGTTGGGGTGAGTTAATGAGATCTCGTTTGGGTGACAACTCGAGTTTGTCGCGCGGTCCGAAAAAACCTTTGTTACCAAGTTTGCCGGACATGCCGTGGACCTGGGATCAAAAGATGACGATCGATGCGCGCGCCAGGTTGATCAACACTACGCCGGCCTACATCAATCCGGATCTCTCGTTCTACAATCCGCCGGCGGATAACACTCCGTTTCGGGTTACGCCGCTCACGGGCAACCTGGCGAATCCCGCGGTGCCGTATCCCACTCTTGGCCTCGGACAAGTGCCGGTGATCACGTTCGTTGTTGGCATCGGTCTCATGTCGGTGATCCGCGCTTTGTCGATCGTGCACATTGGCGGCAATCCTCCCGATTTCACCGGCCAGGTGATTTGGCGCGTGACAAGAAACGGCGCCGGCATCCGCGGCCTCAATCAACTCACGGCACAGGTGGGAACCTTCGCGACGCCTTTATCTGTTGTCCTGGTAGGCGTCGCTAATGACATATTTCAGGTGACGGTGGAAGTTCCTGCACTATTGCCGGACGGATCTCCCAACCTTCAACCTCCGGGCGGATCCGGCACGGCCGCAAGCTTCGACGGTTGGACCTATCCAATAAAACAATCTCTATCCTCGGGGAGTTAAGTTCATGGGATCTCGCGAAACTGCATCAACCTTTGCAAAGGTGATCGCCGTTGTGATGCTGCTGTTTCTTTTGATTGCAGCGATTGTGGGTGTGTCTAACTGGCGAGTCCAGGCACAAGGCGCGCCGGCAACAACGCAAATCGCGACCTACAGCATCAGGCTATTCACGAATCAAGCCGTTCCGGCGGCAAGTAACATTTTGCGCGATATCGGCCAGGGCACAAACATCCTCACGGTTTGTAACTCCAACTTCATCGGTTCGGTCGATCTGGAATGGGAACCTCAGGGCACTACGACGTTTTTGCCCTTACAGACGGCGCAATACAACTCCGACAGCGGGTGTCCTCACACGATCGTGGTTGGCGGGTACTATCCGAATTTGCGTGCTCGAGTGGTGACGACGGCCGGCGGTAACACAACGATCAACTACACCGCTTCCGCGGCGCCAGTGCATCCCGTTCCGGCTGGTATCAGTTCTAACGGTCCTACTCCTCCACCGGTTTGTGATCAACAGGTAAGCTCAGCTTTCCCAACTGGCGGGACTAACACGGTCGGGGTGCTGGCGGCGGCTCCGAATCAAATCACTGTGTTTTGTGGTTTTACGATCTCCTACACTGCAGCTCCTACCGGTGGCAATGTCAATTTCAATTGGGTGACGCCTCCCACCTTGTGCTCGACCGGTTCGGGGGTTCAATCCTGGTCGATGAGCATTCCCTCGACGTTGACGGCGCCCGTCGTTGTTCCGCTCCCTCAACGGTCTCCGATTCCGAATCAGTTGACGCAACCGTGTTTTACCAACAACTCAGGCGCAACGGCGCTGGTCACGGTTTCATACGCCACAATTTCGAGTACCTGAGGCGGATTATGAAACATAAGTGTGCTCTGATCTTATGTTTATTCGCCGCTTTCGCCTCGGCGCAGAATCCGCCGGTGTCTCCCCAAGTCTCCACGTCGCGGCTCGAGTTCCCTGTTTACGGCTTAAACGCGGTGCCGGTGTCCGGCGCGAATATTCAGGTGATCGGGCAGCCTGGTAACGGTGTCTGGTTCATTTGGGGAGTCAGCAACTATCAAATCGGTTCCGTAATGGTTTTACTCGGTGTGGTCACAAATGCACCGACTGTTCTATCTGCACAAAACTACCTGGCCATCTATGCGAACTATCCAACGGGCGGCGTCACGGTCGATTTTCTGGCGACGCAAACGGCGCTGCAACCATCGGGCGCGTGTGGGTGTGCGATCGCAACCGGCGTAACAACCGGCGTTGTCAATTTTCAATCAAACTCGCTCAATCCATACACCGTTAGCCTTCTCGATCCTACGCAATTCATGTTGTACCTAACGAATGAAGTAGTCGGGTCTGGCTCGAGTCATTTGCTATTGAGGATGAGAAACGGAACTCTGGTCGCGGATCTTTCCGTTGCCGGTACGGGGACAGTCGGCGGATCAGGCACAGCAAATTTCATTCCCGTTTGGACGGGCACGAACACTCTCGGCAACTCTACGATCACCGCCACGGCGGCACAAATCCAGTTCGGCCAAGGTGGCAGTCCGCTCACCAGCACCATTGGCATGCTGGCGCAAGTATTTCCAAACCCCGCTAATTGCGGTGGCTCTGCGACGGTGCCCATCACCGTCAATCCGCCTTATGGCTGCATCGGATCGCGTATTCTGCAGCAGGTGCGAGCGGGAACGAGTTCAGGTGCTACTGCCGGCCTTTCTGTCGAAGCGCGTCCGACAAACTTCGTCGCCGGCACGTTGGGCGTTGGGATCTCAGCTCTAGTTGCATCCGATCTTTCTGAAACGGAAGAACGCGCATTTTACGCGCAAGCCTGGGAAAATTCGTCAACTCCCACAGTCGGCACCAGGCGCGCAATCTTCGGTCTAGCCGTAAACGCTACCGGCAACACTACCGCTCTGAACGAAGGCATCATCGCGATGAGTGGTTCCACGAGTGGAACCAACACAAACGATATGACCTTTCATGTTTACGCGCCTAGTACCGGCGGAACGCTTACCAGACATGCTGGAATCGAGATTGATGCGCAAACGGTTGGCGTGCAATTGCGGTTTGGGACTCAAGCGTTCTCGGCGCTACCTGCGTGCAGCGCAACCTACGATGGAAGCACGGGCTCAATCACTGATGCCACATCAGCAACCAACGGAACGGTTGTGACGGGCGGCGGGGCGCATCATGATCAGATCTATTGCAACGGAACGTCATGGGTCGTAGTGGCGGGAACCTGAGGAGTGATGATGAGACTTCAAAAATCCATCGGAATGTTTTTATTGCTGGCTTCTTCTTCCTTGTTTCCGCAACAAACGCCGCCTCCGGTGACTACGCCGCAAGTGATCATGCCGTTGATCAACTCGCCGGCTCCGGCTCCGGCTCCAAGCTTCTCGATCTCTGGGAATCCGGGGAATCAAACAATTTTCTATTGGGTTGTGGCGAATTACACCGTGGGGGCGAGCTCGCCGGCGGGGCCCTTCATCGTAACTCGCGCGCCAGGTATTTTGTCCGGATCAAATTTCATCAACATCTTTCCCACGTATCCGATCGGCGCGATCTCGGTTGATGTTCTAAAAACTCTCTCGAGTATTCCTCCTACCGGCGCGTGCGCGTGCGCAGTGGCGACGGCGCAAACGGGCTCATCGATCGCGGACACTTCCAATTCAACCGGCGCTTACACCGTGAATCCGGTGAACATCGGGAACCTAGTTCTGACTCTCCAAAATGAACCGCAATCGGCCGGCGTTAGTCACCTGATCTTGCGTCAAAATGGCATACAAGTTGCGGATCTCTCGACGCCTGGCGGCGGTGGAACCATCGGCGGATCGATCGCAGCATCGCAGATAGCTTTCGGCTCTGGCGTCAATGCAATTCAAGGCAATGCGAATCTAACCTTTGCCCCGACAGTCACAGGGTTAGTGGCGACTACTTCAAGCACCGGGACGAGCACAAATCAGGGGGCTGCATTTACAGGCATCTTCACTGGGTCCGGAACGGTGACTCAACAGGTAGGCCTATTTGGTGTGGGCCAAAATAATAGCACCGGAACTGTTTCAGTACTTATCGGCGTCGATGGGGGGATTACTAACACAGCTGGCACTGCGACTGAGGCGGATGATTTTCTAGCCGCATCGAACGTTCAATCTGGCCCGATAGGTCTTTTTGTTGGCCTGCGCGTCCAAGATCACACGACAACCGGAGCGACGCAGTCTTTTGGAACGTTGTTTACAAATGGCCTCAATGCCATCGGATTCAATGGAGCTGCGAGTGGACAGGTCTTAAGTGTCACGAACAACAACACGACTCTTGGCAGGGCGCCGACGGGTGGCAGTTTCAATCTGTTGTTGGGTACCGGCACAACGCAGGGCGTAACGACTACGACTGGCACGAACAACGTGTGCGTGAATGCCTCCAACCTGGAATGTTTTTTCTCGCTCACATCAGGGACCTTCAACATCACCATCGGGCAATCCAGTCTTTTTTCCCTGACCTCGGGGAACTTCAACATTGCAATCGGAAATGCGCTGGGCTCTATCACCACTGGGAGCGACAACGTAGCAATCGGCGCGAATGCTCAAGGCGCAGGAACAAGCGTAAGTAATGTGACGGCAGTCGGATGGCATGCTCTGGCAGGCAATACAACCACCGAAGCGAGCGCATTCGGGAACCAGTCACAAACAGCAAACACCACTGGGCTGAATTCTTCATTCGGCTCCCTTTCTTTGTTGAGCAACACAACTGGAACCAACAACGATGTTTTTGGAGAAGATACCCTGCGAGACAACGTGGCGGGTAATCGTAACGTGGCGATGGGGGCCCGCACACTGCAAAGCAACAACGGTGGAAACGATAACACCGGCATCGGCTTCGTTGCGGGCTATACGGCGACTCCTGCGAATGCGAATGTGACTGGCAGCTTCAACACATGGATTGGCTCGGGGTCAGGACCTGGAAGCGCAACGCAATTCAACAATCAGACAGTCGTCGGGGCGGGAGGACTAGGCCTCTGCAACAATTGCGTAGTTTCAAGCACCGATAACACCTTCGGAACGAGCATCATCAATGCCGCGGCGCCGTGCGAAACTGCATTCGCCCCAACGACGTTATCTGTAGCTGGAACCACTACTAACAGTGGCCTTAACTGCCTTCCGGCCACGGCCGTTATCGATGCTGTCGTTTATCGGATCACGACGACTATCACCACAGCGGCGAATTTCACCATTGGCGATTCAACAACGGCCGCGCGATTTTGTGCGGCACAAAGCACGCTGACAGCAGGAACAACCGGCATCTGCATGGTGCCGTGGACTAGCGCAACGGCGGGGACGATGGGACAGGTTGCAGCAGCTTCGGTGCGGGTGACAACAAACGTGAATCCGGGTGCCGGCGCAATTCGTTTGATTGTGTACTACCACACGTGGACGCCGGCGACGAGCTAGGGAGTCAATGTGTCATCGTCGTTGGAGTTGTCAATGCGGTATTCGCCAGGCGGAAGTTTCGGCGGCTTCTCATCGGCGACGAAGATCCAGTAGATCCACCAGCCGAACATGAAACAAGCTATGAGAACATGCCACCATTGCATGCGTGGAATTCTACACCAGATAAATTGACATGGCTCTTGGTGACGTCAATTTGCGAGATCTGATCACCGCGGAAGCGGCCGCGCAGGGCGTTCCTCCGGAAATTGCGCTTGGAGTTGCTCAAACTGAAAGCGGGATCTCGCAATGGCTTCCCAACGGCAACGTTGTCACGAGTCCGAAAGGCGCTCTCGGAGTCTTTCAGCTCATGCCGGCGACGGCCGCCGGCCTGGGTGTGGATCCGACGGATCTATCCGGCAACATCAAGGGCGGGATCACGTTCCTGAAAGATCTTTATGACAAGTTCGGGAATTGGTCGGATGCACTCGCGGCCTACAATTGGGGCCCGGGCAATGTGAGCTCGGGGGCATCGATTCCCACGTCCGTCATGGGCTATGTCTCGAAAGTCTTAGGCCTCGCCGGCGGATACTCTGCACCGTCGCCTCCACCGCCACCGTCGACGGCGCCGGCACTCGTGCCAGGTGTGGATACTTCTTCCTGGTTTCCGGATCTCTCCGCGGCCAGTCTCGAGGCGAACGTTACGCCGGTGTCCGCCGGCGTTGTTGTTGTGGGAGTGATCGCCGGCGTGGCTGCGATCGCCTGGCTGATGAATCGCTAGGGCGCTAGTTGCACGTTTGCGGACACGCTCTTAGCCGATACAACCGAAAATCTATTGCTGAACGCCAGCAGATAGTCGCCCGGGTCCGTCAATGCGACATTGAGATTCCCCGATGTGAGTTTGTCGGATGCATAGCTGATGTTTCCACCGTGACCGTTCAACCAATTCAGGACCTCAGAGCGCGGACCGACAACTACCTGAATATCGTTTCCGGATCCGCCGGCAACCTCGAAACTTCCGCGGACAGTCTGTGGGCCATCAATTTGAAACGGAAAATATAAATAGCTTCCCGCGCGAATGGGGAAATTGCCGTTACAGATCGTTTGCGGTTCGGCACTTGCTTGCGATGCGGCGGCCGCGGCGGCTCGGTGTTGTTCGCGACGCGCGAGTTCGTCGGGAGACAAAGGGAACTGATGCTTTAGCTGGCCAGCGCATTTCTCGGCGGATTTCATTTCTGATCGTACGGGTTTTGGAAATAGGTACGTCCAAAGAATCTCTTTTTCGTGACCTTCTACGCGCACTCCCGTGATCAGCTCCCCATCACTCAGGATGGAAAGTTGCAAATCCGCCTGGTCCGCGGTGCTCACCAAAACGACTGGCACGTGTTTTTTCGAAAATGCGGCGCCTAGATAAGTATCGAACTGATCGAAAGGCTCGATATACATTTTTGCGTCTCGTGGTAACTCAGCACGGCACTCGAGAGCGCAAACGAAAAGTGCGATCGCTAGCGAAAAGAGTTTTCTTTTCATTGTTCCTCCCCGGGGACGCGCACAACTCTAACGGCCGCGCGGCGAGTGGTCAATAGTACCGTGGTGCTAGTCCGGCGCCAGGCATCCGCGGCCGATCGTCAACCGCTCTGCGATTGTTTCCTTGTCCGCAATGATGTACCGCTCCGGATGGGCGAAAACTCCGCATGCCGTTTGCCCGTTCTCCGCCGGCTCGAGGGCGGGGCAGGGTCCGGCCCACTCATCTGAGTGGGGATACCAGTCGCCGGCGCCAGGTCGAAAGATTCCCATAGCGATGGCGCACAATTCGCGAGTGCAACAAACGCCACATCTGTTGCACGGTTCGCCGCGGGGCGGCTTTTGCAAAATGACTAGGGACATTCTTCTAAACCTTCGAGCGTGACGTATGCGGTGTTGGGGCGAAACCAACGGAACCAACGCGGTTGAATGTCCATCACTTCGACGCACACGGCGTCATCGACATTCATTCTCAACGGCATCGCCAGGGGAAACGCATTCACTTCGGATGCCGAGTTTGGAAAGTGATCGGTCGAAAGACTGATGATCAATCGGCCATTGATATAAAGGTGGATCCATCCGCTGTAACGAAACTTCCAGCAAACACCTTGACAGTGGAAAACGTTGACAGGCCTGATAGTCTCCTCGGCTCGATCGCGAAACTTCAGGAAATCGAAGTTGTAGAGATAGGCGCGGCCTTCGATTGTTTCGCTCATGCGGCTGGCTCCGGATCCGGCGGCTCGAGTAACGGCCAAAGGAGTGGTGAACAGGCCGCACAGAGATCATAGATTTCGGGATTGCCGTTGACTTGGACGCTGGTCCAATCATTTGCAACGCGGCCGGTTTGTTCTTCTTTGGTTTGCTTAACTCCGCAGCGGTCACAGACTATCGGCCTGGCCATGATGTTTTCTCCTTCCATTGTTCGATTGCTGTTTGACTCACGCGCCAGGCTTCGCGGCCAGTCGCGACGTAAAAGCATGTTTGTGGGACGCCATGCGAAACGATGGCGCCGTAGAACGGCCGGCCGGTTTTCATCGCGTTCCGGTAACCGCGCCAGGCGAGCACAACGAATCGGATGTGATCGATCATTGCTTTCCCGTTGGCGTCTTTATTTTCGCGAAGGTTTCAACGAGTCCAAGATGTTCGAGCTTCGATAGTGCCAGGTTCACTCGAATGCGGGAAAGACCGGTCTGCTTTGCAAGTTCGGCGCGTGTCTCCCACGGCACAAGGGCCAACCGTTCCATGACGGTGACGGCATCCGAATTTAGGGTAACGCGCAGTTTCAGGCGTCTCATTAGCGGGCGTCTCATCTGCGGGGATGTTCGCGGCGCAAGACGTCTAAAAGATCATGGCAGCGCGTGAATACCTTAGAAACTAGATCGAAGTTGCCGGATGGCAATGTTGCTTCTTCATCAAAATTCATGGATCCATAGTTCCCGTGGGCGCTGTCTTTTGGTTCGGCGGTGATGTGGACGCTGATGCGGACAATCATGTTGGGGTGCTCCTCTCGGGGGCGAATCATTCTTTCTCGAGGGTATCGGCCGCGAGTCTCAGTTTTGCGGCGATGTCCTTCGCGATGTGGGTGCGCAGCTTCAACGCTTCTTTTATGGGGAGTACTTCGTTCGCTTTGGAACTATCGCCTGAGTCGGCGCATTCGATCGCTTGCATTGCCAGGGCAATTTTTTTGATCTGTGCGCCAAGTGCGACACGCAACGGATCCTGGTCTAGCGCGAGTCGGTCAGCAACTCCATGAAACGTCGTAAATGCGTAATCCCAAGATCCTCCCGACATTTTGTTGCCTCCGCTCCAAAAACAAGTGATTTTGGTGCCAGTAAACCCGAAAAAAAGGGCGGCCTGTTTTCAGTCACTTAGCGACAACGTGAAGACAGGGTTTTTGGCGCATTAGAGTCGTTTTAAGATCCTCCGCACACTGGACGGGGAAATGTTCATCTGCCTGGCGATCTCGTTGCCAGTGACGCCGGATTGCCACAGCATACGGATCTTCTCGACGTCGGCGTCGACGCGCGGCCGTCCTAACCTCTGTCCGCGGCGCCTGGCGTCCGCAAGTCCTAGCTTCACTCTCTCGCGAGTCATGGCGCGCTCAAACTCCGCAACCGCGGCGATGATGGTGAACATCAGTTTGCCGTGGGGCGTGGTTGTGTCCACTTGCTGATTCAGGCTGATGAAGTCAATGCCTAGCGCGCGGAATTCGTCTAGCAGCTCGAGCAGCTCTTTCGTGCTTCTGGCTATGCGGTCGAAATGCCGGCACAGCACAACGTCACCTTTGCGAGCCCGAGCGGCCGCCAGGATCCGTTTCCAACCTGGGCGTTCCTCGGCGCTCGAGATCTGATCTACTTCCTCGAGAGCAACAGACCAACGTCTGAAACCGCAAAATTCGGTCATCTCGCGGAGTTGCGGCCGCGGATCTTGTTCCTTGTCGGTTGTCGACACCCTGGCGTAGATCAACGCTCGCATGCCTCCGAATCTATCACTGCAAACTGACGTTCTCGACTAGTGCACCGCGTATGCTACTGGCGCGTAAAATCTTCGCATCTTCCAATGAGTAAGCAATCAGCGCTGACGGAGCACCGCTGTTGTGACCGGACCTAGTTCCATCCGGAAGATAAAAGTTGAGGCGGCCACGGATGAAAAGCACGGCCGTCGCGAATGGCCAAATCCAACGTTGCCAAGCATCGGTTTCCGTTCTTGCGAAAACTAGGCTGATACCGGAACAATTGCGCGCCATCTTCTCGAGCCAAAATGTGATGACGTCGCGATGATATGGCGGATTGAGCCAGACTCGTTTGCCGGTCCAGTCGGCCTCGAGTCCGTTTTCAGGCAAAACAATATGCTGTCTGGCGGTTACCCACGGGCGCGGCTCGGGCGCTGCGCATGGGTCAAGATCAAAAGTGCCTAATTCTCGCAAAATTTCACGGCCTGTTAGCCAGGTATCGAAAAGTCCTTTTGGTCTGTGATGACCTCCGATTCCCATTCTCACGAGAACAACTCCTTTTGTGCCGGCAACGGCCGCCGGAATAGCTCACGCTGATTCAATCGCTCGCGATCACGGCGCCGGCGCAAGCTGGCCAGCTCGCGGATCCGCTTAGGGATCTCAAACGGGATTTGAAAGAATCCCGGTGTGGTGGCATCCGAATATGCGTGTTTCGCCGCATCCTCGAGTCGCGGGGCAAAATAGTCTCGAACGTTGTTCAAAGCTTTCTGCAGGCCGGCGCCGTGGTTCTTTCCGCCACAGATGCAGCGACACGCCTTCGATTTGCCGTGATAGCATCTCGCGTCACAACGGCGCGCGGCGTCCTGGCCAATCTTTTGCATCATGAGGGTCATTTCTGCTTGTGCTTGTGCCTCTCGACGTTCTCGGCCAGTTCAATGTTTTCGGCCATCTTTCTGGCCAGTTGGGTTAACTTGTACCTCCAATCGTTTTCGTACTTGAGTTCTAATTGGATCCGCTCGAGCTCAGTAAGCAACCATTCGAAGGCTTCTCTGTACGTCCGCGGCGGTCGGTTCATGCGAATAGGCTCCCTTGTCTGTTGTGCTTCTGTTTCCAGATCTCCCATGCAGCCTGGTGCTCGCTACACAGGTGTTTTTTCGGTCCGACCTGTAACGCATGCTCGGGGCACATCGGCGCGTCACACGTGCCGGATACAAGGCTCAATCCGCTTATGGTGATCGTCGGCATTTTCCAATCACAGAGGAAAGCGGCCGGCTTGCCGCACTGTTTACAAATGAATAGGTCGGGCGCCAACTCGTGAAACTTCGGGCCTCCGCAAACGATCGCGATACCACCGCCGGGGAGTTTGATCTTTTGGCACATATCAGGCACTCGCCGGCGGGACGGCGCCGGGATTCTGTTCGTAATAGGTTTTCGGATCTCGCCGGCGTTGGGCGCGGCGCTTGGAATTTTCCGGCTTGGTAACTTCGATCAAATTTGATCCGCAAACGCCAAAATCGAACGTGTCGCCGTTCTGATGCTCGACGGTCATGCCTGGCGCCAGGGGCCGGCCTAGCTTGGCCTCGAGTATCAGCTTGTCGACGTATTCCCCGCGGTGCTTGCCGGCGCTGATCCGGATCCGCTTGTAGCGGCCGGCGGCTCTGGCGAAGTCTGTATTTATGTGCGTTCCCGCTCTAAAGGTGGGCATAGCGTCGGCGCCAATCCTCCAATTTTGCAAAGTCAATTTGTGCGCGTCTCAAATCTCTTCGTCTCATGTCGTGGAAGTAGTTGAGATCTTTCCGAACCATTACGCCGGGGACCTTGCCGGCTCGGATATCGGCGCGTACGCTGGTCCGGTTCGCAATCAAACGGCACTTTTCTCCAGGTAGAGCGGCGCATCCGCGGCATGGGACGTCAAGCGGCGTTTTGGGCTCACTCGAATAGCTTGGATTGTTGAATACGGTTCGCATCTGCCTGAGGATCCTTCGCATTGTGTTTGTCATCGAGTAGCTTGATGCACTCGAGACAGGGACCTTTGCGGCCGTCGTCTATCCGGTGCATTGTCGTCCGGCCGCATTTGTTGCAATAGAAACTGGCGGCAACCGTGTTTTTGGTGAAATGCTGAGTCATGGTGTCCGCTTCTGCACAATGTCCAAAATCAGCAACATAGTCGCGACATGCGAAACGTGTTCATAGAAAAAACTGTCTCGGTGTCCGTGGGACAGCATGAACGTTGCAAGTAGCTCGTAGCGGCGCCATTTTTCGTATAGGGCCAACTCCTCGGCTGTAAAATCTTCGCCGTTCATACGGTCCACTCCTCTTTGCCGGCGCGGATTATGTCGATGCACTCGCTCACAGCTCGCCAGAATGGCTGGTTCGCCTTCGCATCGTGATCTAACATCTGTCCAACGATTCGGTACGCCTGGGCAACACTCCAATTACAAATCGTCAGAATCGCTATAGCCTCATCGCGCGGATCCTGCCTGATTCGCCG